CATCTTCAAGATAAAGTGGTGAATACTCTACAGGAAAGTCAGCTCCATCATAACTTAATCCACGTAGTGCCAAGTTAGCTTCTTGTTGTGCAGTTGTATTTAAAGTTGTTACGTTGTTGTATTGCATGGTGTTTCTCCAGTTGTATAAATTAATAATCTTCTAAGTAACCAATCCTTTTATTTGAATCGTCCTTTACTACCACTATAAAATAACCCCCATCATTTTTATTATACTCTACATTATAAATATAATCGGGGTGATAATGATACTTCATTGCTTCGTAAGCACTTTTTAAATTGCTAAAACGAACTTCTTTTTCTTTTATATCAGGCACTTCTTGTATTGGAGTACCTTCATAATCTATATATCCATTGCTATCTGCCCCACTCATTTTAATGTAACTCCTTATCATCTTCGGTAACTAAAACAAAATTTTCTGCTGCTATTTGAAACTTTTCTTTATCCCATTCTTCATCTTCTATAATTTTATTTACTAAACTCTGCATAGCTAATGAACCATTTATAATACTAATTTCAGCTTTACCTAAAATTAATGCTATCAATGTCTTAGCTCTCATTATTTCTTCTAGCATTTCATCAGACTCTTCAGTATCTTTAGCTTCTATTTTTTTAAACTCAATTACATCACCCATTTTATTTCCTCCATTAATTTAACAAATGTATTATGATCTAAATCTTCCATACTAATATGCCTCCTTCCAATTTTTAGGTAGTGATTTTCTTTTAGTTGAAACACAATACCAATACCAAGCATGGTTTTTAGCAGCGTTCCAATATCTATTATGTAAAATTCTTTTACCTTCTTTCAGAGATTTTTTAATAACCTTACCGCCAAAAGTAACTTTAAAGTATATCCACTTTCTACCTATTCTAACACTGTGCATTCTTTGACCATCATTTAAATTAATATCTAAAGTAAATTTGTCTCCCATTTTTGGTTCAGTTAATTGTGTTTTATTATTTAAAATGTTAATGCTTGTAATTGTAGTCATGTTACCTCCTGTAATTTTTAGGGTAGTTATCTTGCCACCATGTCCATTCAGGCATAGACCTATCTGTTGGTGGGATTTCTTTAATTGTACCTCCTGTTTTAAAGAACTCCTCAATCTGAGAAGCAACATTCAGGGGTTCTTTTGTTTTTACTTTGTCGGGGTTGTTGATTACCTCTTGATGGGCCATCAGTTTAGCTAGACCTGATGGGAAAGTGATGTGTTTCTCTCCGTTGATTTCGTTATAGGGCACCTTTAGTTTGTTGCTCATCTTGCAATCTCCTTGTTTTTCAGGCAGTTGGGTGGCTTTTGTGATGTTCAGCCTAGCACACTCTGGCACCCAGTGTCAACCCCCCCTAAATATATATTGGTTTAATATATATGGTGAAGGTTTAAATTTTTAGTTACTGATTATTACAATAAAAAATGGAACATCCTTGTTCCTAATACTACTACAGGAATTTATTTAACTTTTTAATTTTCGGTCAACGCTATTTAAATTTTCGGTCCACTTCAATACAAATATTTTTAATTTCGGACTACATAAATCTAATCACTGCAAAAAAAAATAAACTCTCTTAATTCAATTAAGAACTAAGAGAGCTTAGTAAGTTACTTAACTCTAGAGATTAAACCTTTTGAGATAGTAACTTCAGCGTAAAATTCTCGCTTAAAACCAGTGATGTGAGGTCGGTTAGAGCCATAAATTACTTTATTAGGAGCATATTCTTCTCCGAATATTGAAGTCTCTGTGTAATTCAGTGGCTCACCGACCGCCTCGGCTAAAACTTTTTTAGTAGGATAATTTAAAACTAACATAATGTTCTCCTGTAGTGAGTAAAATTTTTTGAGTCCTTCACCCGCTGAGGGCGAACAAAAATTTTACGGTAGGAGAACATTATGTGCAAGTAAATTATCCTACAATAAAATAAAAAAAAATAAAAAAAAACTCAAAACCTTTTTATAACATATAAATAAAAAAATCCCCGCTATAAAGCAGGGATTCTTTGACTTCTAAGATGATTAAAATGCAGGTAAACCATCTCTCTTGTAGCGCTTCATAACTTTAGGCTGAAGCTTTAGCTTCGTGCTTGTAAGTTTCTTGGGAAACATTCCACTGAACTTAACTGATGAAAAATGCTTACGGGGATTTCCATCATATCCAAGGATGGTCTTTCCCTCTGAATCCTTCATCTCTACGATGCATTCAGAACCTATCAGACCCAAGAAGCGTTTGTAACAAATGCCTCTCATTGAAAGAGGAATACTTACTTCATCCTCTAAAGTTACATTCAACTGATACGCTGCGGGTTTTGCAACGGTGTTCCAATCAAGAGTAGTGTCTTGAGTGTCTGCTCCGTTGGCACGAATTAACTCAAGTTTATCTTGAGTTGTGTTAGGTTGTTTAGCCATAGTGTTTCTCCTGTAGTGGCTAGTGGATTTAGCGGAGAGATTTTTTATCCCCCTCACACTTGCAGGGGGGCAATGAAAAATATTGGAGCGCTTTAAATCCACTAGGCTCTTCAGGTCTAGAAACACTTGAGCTAGACGGCCTGACGCGGCTCTTAGATGAACTAAGTTAATTCGGGCGCAGACACTCTTAGACCTACGTTGAATTGGGAGATTGTTGCAGGCAGCGTATCATGCTCGTTTAATGTAACTTTAGACGCTTGGATGAAGTAACAGTTATTTCTCTATGAGAGGTATTTGTAATGCTTCTTGGGTTGCATTGATAGGTTCAATCGTAGAGAGCTTTGAAGGATGGGAAAGCCCATTTGGATAGTACTGATGGAAATGTAAGCATTGGCTTTGAAGAGGTTAAGTTCGTTCTGTTTAATGTTAGAAACTTACAAGCAATCTTGCCTAATATGAAGTGTGGAGAAAGAGATGGTGCCCTTACCTGCTTTTGAATCTTAGAAGTTGTATTAGAATCCCTACACTTTGGGCGGGGATTTTTGAGATTTGTATGTTATATATTAATAAACTCCATAGGATAATTGTGGTTGAAGTTATTAATTAAATAAATTATTGAAATCTTTGAAGTTCTCCAGAGTTTTAAAATAACTCTACATACTCAGGAGTTTCTGTAATACTTTGGAAACCTGATGTTGAAATCTTGGGAGAACTTCAAAGTTCCTCAAGTCTTTTACATACAAATCTTCAACCACACTTTCTAGAATGGAGCAATCTTAGAATTCTACATTGACCTCCAGAGTTCTTAGAGGGTACGCAGAAGCCCCATACCCCCCACTAGGGTATATTGTAGTTGACATACATTTTATGGTGATTTATAGTGTAAACTAGTTAGCGCGGGAACTTTAAAGACTTCAAAGGGTCTTTAGGGGAGGGATGTTGTATTTACTAGGTACGTTAAGGACGGGGGGTGGTTATGTGATGTAGTGAACCTCGGTGGGTTCTATAGTATTATACACCCAAATTACAGTTTTGTCAATATGCACTTGACAAAAGCTCAAAATGACTGTATAATACTGTATATTATGAAAAAAGAATTAACAACAAAGCAACAGACTTTCTTAGACCATCTTGTTCAAACGGGAGGTGATCCTAAAGAAGCTGCAAAGTTAGCCGGGTATTCCGAGAATGGACATTGGCAGGTTGTACACGCACTTAAAAATGAAATTATAGACTTAGCCTCTAACATACTCGCACAATCCGCACCTAAAGCAGCTATGAAACTTGTGGATATAATGGAATCCAATAGTCCAATTCCGCAAGCTAACATTAGAGTACAGGCAGCACAGACAATTTTAGACCGTACAGGTTTAGGAAAACAAGAAAGACTAGATGTTAGTCATAAAGTAGAAGGAGGATTGTTTATACTTCCGGCTAAAGAAGAGATAGTTATTAATGGAGACACGACAGAGAACGAGTAGCACAATACCTTTTGGGTATGAATTGGCTGAAGACAATAAAACTTTAAAGCCTATAGAGACTCAACTATCAATTCTTAAAACTGTAGCTGATCTTGTACAACAAGAAACACTTTCTTTAAGAGAAGGTAGTTTATGGATAGAAGAAAAAACTGGGAGGTCTTTAAGCCATACAGGGCTAAAGAAAATTATAGATAATGGAAGATTGGAAACAAAACCCCCAGAACTATCTAACTGATGAAGACGGTAACTTTATATTAAAAAAAGATGGTACACCACGTAAAAGAACAGGAAGACCTAAAGGTTCAAAGAGTAGAGGCTATAATTATCACTCAGAAACTAAAGCCAAGATAAAAGCAAGACGAGCAGTACGAACTAAAGAAAAGGGCGCAGAAAGATTAAAACAAAGACTAGATGCTAAAAGAGATTCATTAAACGCATCTAAAGAAACTTTAAATAAGTTAGATAAAAAGACAACAAATAAAGTTGTAACAGAAGATATACTTGATAAAGTTCCAAAAGCTTTAAAAGAAGAAGTCAATGACAATGTTATATTTAAGCCTAATAATGGGCCACAGACAGACTTCTTAGCAGCCCCAGAAAGAGATGTTCTTTATGGTGGTGCAGCAGGTGGTGGTAAGTCTTATGCAATGCTTATAGACCCACTACGGTTTGCACATAGAGCAGCACACAGAGCGTTAATACTTAGGCGCTCAATGCCAGAGCTAAGAGAACTTATAGATAAAAGTAGAGAACTATACCCGAAAGCCTTTCCGGGCTGTAAGTATAAAGAAGTTGAAAAACTTTGGAACTTCCCTAGCGGAGCCAAAGTAGAGTTCGGCTTCTTAGAGCGAGATGCCGATGTTTATCGGTATCAAGGCCAAGCCTATTCTTGGATTGGTTTTGACGAGATAACTCACTTACCCACTGAGTTTGGATGGAACTATCTCGCTTCTCGCCTAAGAACGACCGACCCTGAGATAAGTACATACATGAGATGTACAGCTAATCCGGGTGGTGTAGGAGCTAATTGGGTTAAGAAAAGATATGTTGATCCATATCCTCCTAATGAATCGTTTACAGGAGAAGATAACTTAACAAGAAAGTTTATTCCGGCTAGATTAGATGATAATCCTTATTTAGCTAAAGATGGACGATATGAAGAAATGCTGATGGCTTTGCCGCCTACTCAGCGCAAGCAGTTGCTAGAAGGTAACTGGGATGTTAATGAAGGCGCAGCCTTTACGGAATTTGAACAAGATGTTCATGTAATTACTCCTTTTGAGATACCTATCTCTTGGGAGCGTGTCAAGGGTATTGACTATGGTTACGCATCTGAAAGTGCTTGTATCTGGGGATCAGTAGACCCTTCAGACGGCACATTAATTATTTATAGAGAATTATATAGAAAAGGGTTGACAGGTGTTGATTTAGGACAACTAATAACCCAAATGGAATTACAAGACCCATATTCGGTTCAAGGAGTTTTAGATACGGCAGCGTGGGCTAGGACAGGAACAACAGGCCCAACAGTAGGTGAGTCCCTAATTCGTGCAGGTCATAAACTACGAAGGGCTGATAAGAATCGGATACAGGGTAAAATACAAATCCATGAATACTTGAGGATACAACAAAGCGGTAGGCCACGATTGCAAATATTTAATAACTGCCCTAGCCTGATACGTGAACTTCAAAGTATTCCTCTGGATCGTTCTAACCCAGAAGATGTAGATACACACGCGCCAGATCATGCTTATGATGCTCTGCGCTATTTAATAATGTCTAGACCAAGAATACAAGATTCATTTAGTAGAATAAGAAATCTGCATTTGGAACAGGCTTATACCCCGGCTGATAGCGAATTTGGATATTAAGGTTTTTATATGGCTGAAGAAGAAAATAGTTTAATACAAAATGCTGACGGTATTTATTTTGAAACAGTAGAAAATGAAGAAGGTATGAGTTTAAATCTTGAAGAAGATTTAAATAACCGTCTTGCAGGACTTATTGAAGATAGATTCTCATCTGCTGAAATGGCTAGAGACTCTGATGAAGGCAGATGGATGACGGCCTACCACAACTATCGTGGCTTGTATCCAAAGAATGTTAAATTCAGAGAATCAGAAAAGTCTAGAGTCTTTGTAAAAATAACTAAAACAAAAGTACTAGCAGCCTTTGGGCAGTTAGTAGATGTTATTTTTGGAGGCAACAAGTTTCCTATTGGCGTATCTGAAACAAAAGTACCAGAAGGTATTTCAGAAATTGCTCATTTAGATACAGCTAATCCTGTACCCGGAATTGAAACAAGTTCAGCAGAGATTGGAGAAGAAACACCCACTAATCCTTTTGATGTAGGATACGAAGGAGATGGTAAAAATTTAAAAGCGGGTGAAACCTTTAACCAAAGAGAACCTTTAGACAAACAAGCAGCAGATTCTTTAGTTGACGGCCCATCTGCTAATCCACAAATTCCTGAAATGAAACCTGCTCAAAAAGCAGCAAGGAGAATGGAAAAGCTTATACATGATCAAATAGAAGAATCTAATGGTTCCAGTGAAATAAGAAATGCTTTATTTGAGGCATCTTTATTTGGCACAGGTATTGTTAAAGGACCATTTAATTTTAATAAAACTCTTAACAGATGGACAGATGAAGACGGTGAACGTACATACAATCCACTAGAAGTTCGTGTACCACGAATTGAGTTTGTAAGTATTTGGGATTTTTTTCCAGACCCTAATGCTACTACAATGGATGAATGTGAATATGTTGTACATAGGCATAAACTAAATCGTTCACAATTTAGAAGCCTTTCTAAACTTCCGTATTTTGATAAAGATAAAATACGAGGCTGTTTAGAAATGGGGCCAAACTACGAAGAAAAAGATTATGAGTATGAACTAAAAGACGATAACCGAATGTCTGATGCTAGTGCAGCTAAGTACGAAGTACTAGAATACTGGGGCATTATGGATGCTGAGTATGCTAGAGAAATTGGAATGGAACTTGATGATAATGTAGATGACTTAGATGAAGTTCAAATTAATGCTTGGGTTTCAAGCGGTAAAGTATTACGTGCGGTAGTTAATCCATTTTCGCCACACAGGATTCCTTATCATTCTTTTTCGTATGAAAAGAATCCTTATAGTTTCTTTGGCATAGGCGTAGCTGAAAACATGGATGACTCTCAAAAGATTATGAACGGTCATGCACGTATGGCAATAGACAACCTAGCTTTATCAGGTTCAGTAATATTTGATGTAGACGAGACTGCTCTTGTGGGTGGTCAAAGCATGGACATATATCCGGGTAAAGTCTTTCGCAGACAAGCAGGAGTTCCGGGTACAGCCATTAATGGTTTAAAGTTTCCTAATACATCAAATGAAAACATGATGATGTTTGATAAGTTCAGACAGCTTGCAGATGAACAAACAGGCATACCAAGCTACTCGCATGGTCAAACTGGTGTTCAAAGTATGACAAGAACAGCGTCAGGGATGTCAATGCTACTTGGAGCAGCTTCACTAAACATAAAGACAGTAATTAAAAATCTTGATGACTTTCTTTTAAAACCTTTAGGCGAAGCATACTTCCAGTGGAATATGCAGTTTTTAGAAAGTAAACTAGGAGTAGAGGGAGATTTAGAAGTTAAGGCTACTGGTACAGCAAGTCTTATGCAGAAAGAAGTAAGAAGCCAAAGGCTAACTACTTTTCTTCAAAGTATTCAAAATCCTGCTATTGCTCCTTTTGTTAAAATTAATAAACTCATTGGAGAGCTTGCGTACTCGCTTGATCTTGATCCTGATGAAATACTCAATGATCCAGAAGAAGCAGCTATTATGGCTCAAATTATAGGGATGCAAAATAATGCTGGACAAACAACTGGCGAAACGCCTCTCACTCCTAACGAGCAACAAGGAGGCATGGGAGGGCTTGAAGGAGCACCTACAGAACCTACGCCACTTGGAGCTACGGGTACTGGTGGGGGCAACATCGGAACAGGAAATGTACCGCAGCCAGGGGAAGATCAATTCTCTGGAACTCCTAGAGCGGTTGAAGGATGAAGTTGAAGAAGCTAAAAGAAGAGACACCTAAGTATGAAGGTAGGTTTTGGTCTTATGCTAAAAGAAAGTTTGTAGCTTATGATGAGTGGATAAAAGAAACAAATTGTTGTAATGAAAAAAATACATTAACAGAGGAAAAGGATAATGAGAGTAGAAGCTCCTAAAGGTTTCCATTGGATGAAACAAAAAAAGGGCGGCTATAAACTTATGAAACATACTGGTAAGTTTAAACCACATAAAGGAGCTACTTTAAAAGCAACCTTTCCTGTACAGAAAGAACATAAAGGCTGATGAACGAAACAGTTGAAGTAAAACAAAACACACAATTTCAACTTGATTTAAAAACCTTAATTGGTCTTTTAGCAGGGTTTCTTAGTATTGCAGGTGTTTATTTTACTTTAACTTCAGAAATTGCACAGCTTCAAATAGATAGTATTAGAGTTCAGTCTTCTGTTTTGCTTAACGAAGAGTTCCGAATTAAGTGGCCTAGAGGTGAACTTGGTGCATTACCAGATGATGCAAGACAAGATTTGCGTATTGAGTATCTTCAAAGAGATTTAGCAGCACTTGAAGAAATGATTAAAGAACATCTTAGTGAACATGATGAACAATAGGGGTAGTATAGATGGCTAATAAATCCAGAAGAAATAAACGTAGAAAAGCAAAGAAAAAATCTTTACTGGCTCCTGATGTTGCTATAACTGTAGCAGTTGCTGAACCTAAAGAAAGAGAACAAAAACAAGAAGGCGGTTCTATGATGGTTCCTCCAGAAATGGAAGGAGCACCAGTAGACACATACCCAAATATACCGCCAGAAGAAATGGCAGAAGTAAAAGCTTCACAACTTCCAGATGAAGAAATGGAAAGTGATTATGTAGATTTCGTAATGAATGAAGCTTTAGAACAAGAAGAACAAATGTATTTAATGAATGCTTTGGAGGCAGACCCACAACTTAGTATGATTTTTGACAAAGTTGTAGATACTGCTTCTGAGTTTTCTGGAGCCGGAGAAGTAAGCGGCCCCGGAGATGGTGTCTCAGATTCAATACCCGCCAGATTATCTGACGGTGAATTTGTGATGACCAAAAAGGCCACTGATCAAATAGGTGCAGACAATCTCCAAGTTATGATGGATGACGCTGAACGTGCTTATGACGGTGGTTTAATGAGAAAAGATGAGGAAGAAGATTATAGAGGTAACATAAATAAAGCTATGTTATCTGCTAATCAAATGCCTAGTCTTAATGTTAGACAACGATAACGGCTACCTTGAAGTAAAAGCACCATTCTGAATTATCTGTACAAATAATTCATTATAATGGCTACCTTTTAAAACTTACAAGCCCCGTGGAGGAAGTATTATGGCTGAAACACAAACTAATCCTGTGGAGGAAAAAGCACCTAATCCTTATAATGCAAAGAAAAATTGGCACACTCCCGACAGACCAAGAACGGAAAATGCTGATGGTTTATTCTATGCACCGTCTGAAGAACAACAGGCTACGCCTTCAGAAGATTCTGAAACGCCCCCTGCTAAAAATTCTAAAGATGTTAATTATAAGAAAAGGTATGATGATCTAAAGAAACATTACGATAGTAGACTTTCTGAGTTTAAACAAAGAGAGACAGAACTTCTTGCGGAGGCAGCAGAAAAAGCTCCTGCGTATCAAGCTCCAAAAACTTTGGAAGAACTTGAAAGGTTTAAAGCGCAGAATCCAGACCTGTATGAAACTGTTGAAACTGTGGCTCATTTACAAAGTGAAAACCAAACTGAACAACTGCGACAGCAATTATCAGCTTTGCAAGACCGTGAAACTGATATTTTAAAACGTGAAGCTGAAACAGTTCTAAGAGAGCGTCACCCCGATTTTGAAGATATAAGGGGCGATGAAGCTTTTCATGAATGGGCTAAAGAGCAACCAGAAGATATACAAAGATGGGTTTATGCAAATAATAGTGATGCGACTTTAGCTAGTCGTGCTATAGACCTTTACAAAATGGAAAAGGGCATGGCTCAGTCACCACAAAAGAGGCAGTCCAAAAGAAAGGAAAGAGGCTCTGCTGCTGATATGGTGTCTACAAAAACAACAGCGGTGGATGCGAAAGCTCCTAAAATTTGGACAGAAAAAGAAATTGCTAAGATGTCTATTGATCAATTTGACAGATATGAAGATGAAATCAAATTGGCTTTATCAGAAGGGAGAATAGCAAAATAAGTTTTATGAGGAGATATTATAATGGCTTATAACCAATCTGACCAATATTTTGAACCGAGTACGGATACCAATGCTAACTTTGGTAACTCCGTAAGTGGTCAAAATAATTCGTTTTTCTTACCTTCTGTCTATTCCAAGACAGTTCTGAATTTTTTCAGAAAATCATCTGTAGCGGAAGCAATTACCAATACAGATTATGCAGGTGAGATTGCAAATTTTGGTGATTCTGTAAAGATCATCAAAGAACCCGAAATCACTGTTTATCAGTATGAAAGAGGGGCAGACGTAACAGCGACTAAGTTGACAGACCAAGAACTAACTTTGGTTGTTGATACAGCAAACGCATTTAAATTCATCGTAGATGACATTGAAACTAATATGTCTCACGTTAATTTTCGTGACGTTGCTGCATCATCCGCAGCTTATTCACTAAAGGATGCCTTTGACGAGGGTGTTATTGCAGCAATGTTCTCAGGAGTATCTGCATCTAGCCCAAATCACGTTCTAGGTTCTGACAGCGCAACTGACCTTGCAGCCGGAACTTTTGACGGTACTGGTAATCTTGACATTGGCTTTGGTACATCTGAACATGATCCTATTGATGTGCTTTCACATATGGCACGTTTATTGGATGAGCAGAATGTACCAGAAGAAGGACGTTGGTTTCTAGCGAATCCAGAGTTCTATGAAGTACTTGTTCAAAGTTCTTCTAAGCTTCTGTCTGTTGATTACAATGCAGGACAGGGTTCAATCCGTAACGGCTTAGTATCATCTGGAAAGTTACGTGGCTTTGATATGTACAAGACCAACAATATTGCATCTACTTCAAATGCAGCAGGTAAATGTATTGCAGGTCATATGTCATCTACAGCAACGGCACAGACCATTACGAATACTGAAGTCATTCGTGATCCTGATAGCTTTGGCGATATAGTACGAGGACTCCATGTTTATGGTTCTAAAGTACTACGCAGCGAAGCATTAGTTTCCGCGTTCTACGGTATTGACTAGTAAGTTTAGGTTGGGGGGCTGTAAAAAGCCCTCCTTCCTTTTTATTTAAGGAGTAAGAAATGCCACAATTAGGAAGCGAAAGAACTCCTATAATTATGTCTAAAAAGAAAACAGGCAGGACTCTTGGACTTATGGGGCGTTGGTATACAAAAGAAAACAGAGAAAAGTATGCCGAAGGTTACAAAAGAATTTATGGCGATAAGAAAAAAACAACAACCTCTAGAGACTCTGAATAATTATGGCTACAACATTCTTACAATTAACAAACGAATTGCTACGTGAGTTGAATGAAGTTGTATTAACTTCTTCAACTTTTTCTAGTGCTGTAGGAATACAGCAACACGCAAAAGACTGTATTAATAGATCATACTTAGATATATCAAATGAAGAACCGCAATGGCCTTTTCTAGCTGCCGCTGAAAGTGGAGCTACTGATCCTATGTATGGTAATGTTTCTGTAGATACTGTAGCAGCAACAAGATGGTATGAGTTAAAAGCTTCTAGTTCATCTGTTGCAGACGATTATGGTTCTATAGATTGGAATAATTTTTATTTAACAACAGTAGGAGTAAGCGGTGAATCGGCTCCTTATGTTTCTAAAAATTTAAGATTCTTAACTACAGAACAATGGAAAGACTTTAGACGAACAGAAGAAAACGCAGATGACGCTGATCAAGCTACAGGCGGTGAGCCTCGCTTTGTTATTAGAAGTCCTGATGCAAGAAAATTTGGTTTAAGCCCTATACCAGATCAAGTATATAAAGTTTGGTTTTTTGCTTACAACCTACCCACACAACTATCTGCACATGACGATGCAATAGTTTTTCCTGATTTATACAAAACAGTAATATTATCTAAAGCAAGATATTACACACATCAATTTAAAGACAACCCTCAAATGGCTGCTTTTGCTCTGGAAGATTTTAAAAAGGGATTAAAAAGCATGAGGGAAAATTTACTAGGGACTGTTCCAACTTATATGTCTGATGACAGAATTAGGTTTGATTAACTATGCAAGCATTTGGTTTATCTTGTCAAGGGGGTTTAAACACTAATCTCAACCAGTTTCAAATGTTACAACAACCCGGATTTGCTACAGAGTTAGAAAACTTTGAAGTTGATCCTGATGGTGGTTACAGAAGAATAAATGGTTACACACTTTACGGTGGGGGTAGTGCAGCAAGACCTAACAGCTCTAATGCTATATTAGGGCTTTTTGTTTATGGCGATGGCGTAATTGCTTGTTCAGGGACTAATATTTATTTTAGTTTAGATGGAACAAGTTGGTTACAAATAAATCGTTCAAGCGTAAGTGGTTCAGGAGATAATTACTCTACATTTACAGGAAGAAGCACAGCGGCTAGAACAAGCCAAGCACAAGCTTCTTTTGCTTTGTTTGAAGGGTCTAGTACTTATGGTGAAGTAGTAATTACCGATAAAGGTTCTGGTGTAAAACCTGCTTTATTTAAAATGACAGGTACAGGAGCTTTAACAGATAGAACTTTCTTTTATGAAGAAATTACAGTTAGCGGTACGCACTATCCAAAATTTTGTACTATTCACGATAAACACTTAGTAGTTGCCGGAGCAGCTACCGCACTTAATACAATATTTTATAGCGGCACAAGTGACATAAATGATTTTACTTCAAGCGGCTCTGGAAGTATTGTACTAGATGATCAGGTAGTAGGAATAAAAAGTTTTCGTGGTGATTTAATTATATTTTGTAAAAATAGTATTTATAAATTATCAGACATAAATATTTCTGCTTCTATAGCTGTAACACCTATTACACAAAACGTAGGTTGTTTGGATGGACATAGTATTCAAGAAATAGGAGGCGATCTTTTATTTTTAAGCCCCGATGGATTTCGTTTAGTTGCAGGTACAGCACGTATTGGTGACGTAGAGTTAAGCTCTGTATCTAGAAACATACAATCTATAGTATCAAAAATAGCAGCTTCTATAGATACATTTACTATTAGTAGTGCAGTATTAAGAAGTAAATCTCAATACAGATTATTTTATAGTGCAAGTTCAGGTTCTACATCTACATCAAAAGGTTTGATAGGTACAATAACTCCTAATGGGTTTGAATGGTCTGAAACAATAGGCATTCAAGCACATGGATTTACATCAGGTTTTAATAACGATAGTGTAGAAAAAATATATCATGGTGATAAAGATGGATATGTTTATAACCATAACACAGGAAATGATTTTAATCCGGCAGGAACACAAACAAATATAGATGCTAGATATAAAACACCTAACTTAGATTTTGGAGATGCAGGTACACTTAAAACATTACATTATACAAAAATATCTTTTACACCTGAAGGTACAATAGAACCTACATTAAAGATAACATATGATTTTGATGATACGAATAGACCACAGCCTCCAAATTATGAACTAGATTCAATACCAACTCCCGCAGTATTTGGTTCAGGAACTTTTAATACATCAGTATTTGGAGCTTCTCAAGACCCTATGGCAAGACAAGCAGTACAGGGAAGTGGACACAATATAGCCTTTAAAATATTTAGTCAAGATACTAAAGCACCTTATTCAATAAATGGTTTTTATGTAGATTACAGACCATCCGGTAGGAGATAGCAATGGGTACAAGTTATGTAAGACAAAGCTCAATGGCAGATGGAGATACGATAACTGCTGCTTTATTTAATGATGAATTTAATAGACTTCTAACTGCTTTTTCATATGCTTCTAGTAGTACTACAGGTCATCAACACGATGGTACAGCCGCAGAAGGCGGTAATATACATACAATAGGTGATCAAGATTTTTTAAATAAAATTGTAGCTGATAG